CACCCCGGCCAGTTGCCGGCACTCGAAACCCCAGGTGTCAGTCGGTGCCCCAAGCCCAAGCACAGGGATAACGGGCTGGGTAATGTCAACTGCCGCGGGCAGGTCGATGTACACCTGCTTTAAGGTATTGGCCGTGCACGGCACGCTTAAAGCCTTCCACATTTCCACGGTGCCGTCAGGGTAACGGGTGTACGAACCGTTGGCATTGAACCCCCTTTCAATGTCTGTATCTCGAAGCTGGTTCACTACCGGGACGTTCACCTCCCCCGCCTGGGCTCCTGCTGAATAAGTGGCTGACCACCCCAGGTAATAGGACAACAGCCCACCATAGGGAGGGGTTCTGTTCGCCCGCACTGCGACCCGAGGCAGGTACACGGTGCCAGCGGTGAACCGCAGCCGTATGGCGATAAGGCCATTGATCACGCTGAGATGAATAGCGACCCAGCCAGGCCGGTTGCCGGCCGACATGGCGATAGCATTGGGCAGGTAAATCGCGCCTTGGTAGAAGTACCACGACAAGTCGATCCTGAACGGGAGGGTATACCCGCTGATCGCGCCTTCGATGATGAGGGAAGGCATCACCGATTCAGCCGCCGGGATATTGGTCTTGATCAGGATGTCCGAGTCCTGGCCACCGCTGACGAACGTGCCGCACTCAACCAGAGCAGCACCCTGCAAGACCTCGCCATGCCGAGGAATCGGCGCCCACACGCCCCAGGCCCCACTGCCAAAGCACTGCCGATACCAGCGCGTGTAAGTCTGGCTGGCACCCTCGAAGGCCCACAGCTCCTGGCTCACCGCGTCCCCGGTATTTCCGAAGGTATGGACATGGCCATAGTTGACGCCCGGGGGGAAAGTGCCGGTGGTGGTATTCTTTGCGCAGTAACGCCAGCCCCGCAACGTACGGTCGTCGAGATTGAAGTTCAGCTCAGCGGTAGGTACGTCTCCCATCCAGCCGCCATCACCCGTGCGCAGCACCCGATCAGGGGTCTTGTCGATGGCCGAGGTGGTCACGTTCTTGCGGGCGGCCGTGCCAAGGCCGGAAAGCGAGACCTGAATAGCCTTGATGTCAGCCGCCACCGCCTGGGCCAGCGCGATCACGCGCGCTACCAGAGTCATGGGTCACGCCTTGGCCGTGGCGTAGGCCGCGGCGAAGTCGGTCTCGGGGTTGCCGATGCCGATGTTCGTGCAGGCCTGCAGCTTCTGCGCGACGGTTAGAGTTTGCGCATCGTCATAACGCACGCGATTTGCCACGGCTGCAGCCAGCGCCGCGGCGGCCGAAGCATTGCCCGTGGCGAGTTCTTCCAGCTCCTTGAGCGTATCGTAGGCCTCGGACGCACCGCCCAGGATCGAGTCCTTTACAGCGACCTTGGCCAGCTCGATGGTGTCGTGGATCTTATTCGCCGACCAAGTGACGCTGGTGGCGCCGTCGCCAGCGCTGTCATCGATCACAGCGCCGGCCTGCCCCATCAGGCTGTAGATCTCGGCGATGGCCGCCACCAGGTTGCCCTTGGCCTGGGTGGGCAGGCTGGTCAGGTCGCCCTGCTTGGCGGTGAGGTTCTTGATGTCGGTGCCGATGGCATTGGCCAAGGCGATCAGGCGAGTTTCCATAGTCATAGCGTTCAGCCTTTAGCAAGGATGTAGTGGGCAAGCGGGTCGGGCTGGAAGTCGTCGGACACGTGCAGCCCGTCTGCTTTTAGGGTCAGTCTGTTGTTTGGTTCGGCGCTTATCTCGGCGCCGCCCACGCCATCCAGCCCGGGTTTACCGCGTAGACCGGCGGCAACCACTATCGGCCGCCGCGCCTGCACGACCGCCACAGCTCCTCGCTGCCGCAGCTGGATTGCAACTGCAGATCGGCCAGCATGGCCACGCACGGCGATGACGCTCACACCGTTACCTCGCCGGTGACTTCCACCGGGCTGATGGCCGCGACCTTGTAGACGCGGCCGCTCGGGTCGATCGCTTCGGCGTCGTATACGCCACGGTTCCAGGTGATGGCGCCGGCCATGGCAGCCTCCATGGTCAGCACGAACTGGCTTAGCGCCAGGTCGACGATCACCAGCCCGTCAGGCTGCTCGGCGGGGTCGCTGTGCCAGCTGAACAGCAGGTTGCCGCCCACGCGATCACGCACCTGGGCGCGGAAGTGCCAGCCGGTAAGATCCATGGGTGCACGCAGGATCATCAGCCCGGTACCGGAGAACGGTCGCCAGCAATGCGCATTCACCTCGTTCAGCTCGATAGTGTCAGCGTCGACCACCCGGGCGAACTGGGTTTCGTCTTCAGGCGTGTTGAGCTCCATCGGCTGCTTCACGCACTCGATGCGTACCGGCCAGCCCTCTGGCACCTGGTGACCCACCACCGTCAGCCTCGCCGGCGCGGTGCTCGGCATGCCAGTGATAGGCAGGTACCGCAGATCCTCGTCGGCATACATGATGCCGAACTCGAAGGTCTCGCCTCGGGTGATGGTCAGGGGAATCTCGGGCGCCATTGCGCTCTCCTCACTCGCCGCTCAGGCGTTCCTTGAGGGCGTAGCCCATCAGCGGCCAGATCTTCTGCACTGCGCTTTGGCGTGCGATCTTGCGGCCGATCTCAGCGTCGAAGTTTTCCGGGCTGGCACAGGCGCTCTCGCCGGTCACGGTGAAGCCGTTGCGCAGCACCAGCACGCAGAAGGTCAGCAGATGGAGCGCATCGGGCGTAGAACGCGAAGCCGCGGCGTTCAGCGCACCTCCAGAAAAGGCGGCATCTTCCACCGCTTTTGCATCGCCCTGGCCCGCAGTGAAGTAGTGCTCACTCGAGATGTTGGCCTCGATGTCGGCGGGAGTGACACGCGGCGCAGTAAGGCCCTTGGCCTGGATCTCTTGCTCAATAGCTTGGTCATTCATGGTGCTGCTCCGATCTTGCACTTGCTGTGCAGGTTTTTAAGTGAGGCCTGCAGGCCGACTATTTGCGCTCGCTGCTGCTTGAGGGCGGAAACGAGGGCTGGATAAGCTCGTCGAGCAGCGGCTGTAAGTTCTGGGGCCCCTGCATCAGGCTCGCCGGCAGCGGCCCCGGCTCCGTCCACTCGCACGACTGGGCAGGTGGCTGCGACGCGCAGCCCGCAAGTGCCAGCAGCCAGGCAGCGGCGCAGATTCTCGGCATGATTCTCCGCACGTTGTTTCTCCTCGATGTAGGTGGCCTCAACTGCAGCCTGGTCATTGGCCAGCTCGCGCGTCAGGTTCAGGGTGTTGCGCAGGGAGTCAGCGCGGGCCTGCTGCTGATCGGCAGCGGCCTGGGCCAGGTCTCGGTCGCTGGTGACGCGATCAATGCGCCAGAGCGCCAGCAGGAGGCCGGCGCCCAGCACGGCGACGACGGCGAGCAGCAGGCGGTTCATACGGGCTGCCCTGACAGGCAAAGCGTGCGCTCGGCCTGGCGGCGGTTCTGTAGGCCCTGAACGTAGCGGCCGCCAGCAGTCGACCAATTCGGCTCCCCGTTCGGCTTGGTGGCGATCAGGTTGCAGCCCCTGGTGATGTCGCCGGCATTGATGGACTTGACCGCCTGGCTATTACAGGCGCCAGCCTTGCCGACGTTGATGGCGAACATGGTCAGTCCGATCAGTCGGCGCGGCGTGATGTTCGACCAATCGGTGCAGGCCAGCACAGCGATGCCGTACTCGATGATGGTGGTCTTGTTGACCTCGCGGCACTGGTCGTCGGTTAGCTTGGTGCCTACCTTAGCGCTCCAGTCCGTGCGGCCGGCGCAGTAGGTGGGGATGCCGCCGGCCAAGTGATCGGCGTAGACCTCCCGCACGTTGCCCTCCAAGCGCTCGAGGGTGGTGTACGCCAAAGGGCTGCTGAGCGCAGCCACCAGGGCGGCGGGAACCAGCTTGCCCTTGACCCTCATTGCTGGCCACCTTCTTGGTGCACGTCCTGGCGGGCCCTGTATACGTATTGCAGCTCCATTTCGTACAGGTGCTGCTCGCGCGCGTTCTTCTGCCGCTGGTAGTACATGTTCGCGCCGAAGGTCAGCAGCGCGGTGATGATGCCGACCACAATGCCCCAGTCCGTCAGCGTCATGCCGCCGATGATCGACAAGACAGCGCCGATGTAGCTGCTCCCGGTTATGGCTTTCTCGGTGGCACTCATTCGCCGGTCCCTACTGCAGATATGGAAAGCCCCGCACAGAGCGGGGCTTGTGATGTAGCAAGGCTATGAGGCAGAAGGCGTGCGAGCTAACCCTACAGGGGGTCAGGCCCAGGCTTTGTTATGGTGCTCGACGTCATGGCGGGTGGTGCGGCGCAGGTCGCTGTCCGGGCGGGCGCCGAAGTACTCGGTGAAAGCGGCCAGTGCATCCCCTGCTTTGCCCAGGTTCAGCGTCTCTGCATCGGGTACGGTAAACGCGCGATACAGCGCCCAGTTCACCAGGTGCCGGTGGTGCGCGGCGCTGATCTCCGGCTTTGACGTGCGATCGCTCGTCAGACCACGGATCGGCAGCCGGAAGCCTTCGAGCTTGAGAATGCCAGCCGTGGCTGGTGCAGGGACCAGCCGGATGCTGGTGTCGCTCTGAATAGCGAAGCGAGGCACGTCCGTACGATCACGCCAGCCTGGTTGGTTGTCATCCAGCCACTCGCGGGACACGAGCCGCATCGGCTGTTGGTGAGGGCAGCCAGCGTTGAGCAGCCCCAGATGATCGATCTCGTACAGGGCGGCATGCAGCGGGTAGCTCGCCTGCCCGGCTTGCACCGAAACCTCGCAAACCGCTGTGTTCTCGGACTCATGAAGAAGGCGCCCACGAATGCACGCTTCCTGCTCGGCCTCGATGAGCCAGCGCGCCACATCCTGTTGCTCGAACAGGTAGGGCTCCACCTTGTCCTGGGTGGTGGTGCGAAAGTCCTTTACCAGCTCATCGAGGGTCATGATTTACACCGGGCCGTACTGGTCAACGAGGCCGATCACCTGCTGACGCAGGCTATCGACGGAGGCGCGCTTGTCCAGCTTCTGCTGGTACCGAGTGAAGGCGTAGTCGAAAAGCGCGTCCTTGGTCATCACGCCGATCTGCTGACGCAGGTCGTTCAGCTGGTCCTGCTCCTTCTGCTCGTCGTCCTTGGCCTTCTTCGCTGCGGCCAGCTTGGCGTCCGTGTCGTCGGCAGGTGCAGCGCTGCTTTGCTCCACGGCCACTGCTGCGGCCTGGCCTTCCTTGAACTGATCGGCGTGGCGCAGAAACTTGCGAGCCAGGTCACCCGGCAGGTTGCGCACCTGTTCCTTCGCGAACACCAGGCCGGTACCGTAAAGGTGGTCGGTGAAGGTGTCACGGCGACCGATGTACTGCACAGGGACGTGGCCAGCAGGCAGTGCAGCGGCAACCGAGGCTGCGGCAGGCGTGGCCTGGCCAGCTGCGGTCAGTTCAGCCACGGCGATGGCGACAGCATCATCAGCGTCCGGGATATCCTTCAGCGCATGCACGGTCGCGTGCAGCACCACAGCCATGCTCTTGTGATCCAGTGGAAGCTCTTCGAACGGCAGAATCAGAGGATGCTTCTTCGGCTCAGCATCGAAAGCAGAACCATGGGTCCAGCCATCAGCAACACGTGCCTCCAGCCATGCCTGGTGCTCAGCCTCAGGGGTCAGCTCAGGATCGGCCACATACGCATTTACGCCTGCGACGAGGCCTTGCTGATAGCTCTCTTCGGTATCTGCCCACGCGACCACTTCTTCACCCGCCAGCCGCTTGAGCGACGACAGGATCGCATGAGCGATACCAGCAATTACGATGACTTTCATGTCGATGTCCTGCTTGGTCTGAAAAAACGAAAGGGCCCGAAGGCCCTCCCGAGAAGCGCGGATCAGCGCGGGCCTTGCAACTCGCCGCTCACCAGCACGTTGATCGCACTGGCCTTGGCGTTGGCCGCTACAGCGGTGGTCAGGATCAGGCGCGCAGGCTTGGGCAGCACCACCAGCTTGGAGCCGGTGGTGCGCTTGCGGCCAGCAGCAGCCAGGTCGATACCGGCACCGAAGTACGCAGCGTCCTGCGGCACGCCGGCATCGTCGACACCATCCTCGTAGGCAAAGCCCAGCGAGCCGGTGATGGTGGCGGTCATGCCAGTGGTCACCAGGATCTGCGCGTCATCCAGACGGAAGCCTTCCGGCAGTGGCCCCAGGTCGACGACATCGCCGGAGGCGATCGGGGTGGAAACATCCGCGTTCTGCGCGCTGCCATTGGCGATGGTCACGAGCTGGAAACGCAGGGTGGTGGTGTTGCCGTAGGCGCCTGCAGCGCCGCCGAACTGGCGTTCGCCGTATTGGCGCAGAGTAACTTTGGCCATGATGGGCTCTCCTCGATAGGGTTATAGAAAGGTAGGCCGGTGTTACCCGGCCCAGCCCATCACTTGCGGGCGCCGATGATCGGCACGGCGGTGTCGATCGCGGTAGCACCATAGTCGGTGAACTCGGTGCCGTTGCCGGTCTCGATCGCGAAGCGGATCTTGCTAACACCGCGGATCGCACCCAGCAGCAGCTCCACCTTGTCGCCGTGGTCGAGCTCCTTCTCGCTCCAGAAGAACGGGATCTTCGACTTCTCGCTGGCAGCCATTGCCTCGGCCACAGCCTGGCCACCCAGGAGGATGGCGCGGTCGATGGCGAAGCGATCGCCGAACGAGTCAGGTACCACGCAGGTGCTCTCGTTCTCGCTGTCGCTCGCGGCGCAGTAGCGAATGGTGTCGCCGGCGTAGAAGCGGATCGGCTTCGGCATCTTCACGATCAGAATGCCGTTCCACAGACCCACTTCACCCAGGAACAGCGGGTGACCCTTCGCCTGCTGAGCACGCGCCATGGCGCTGGCCTGCAGCTGGCGGAAGTTCGGATCAGCGGCGAACAGGTTGTACTGCGCCGGAGAGACGAGCATCACGCGCAGCGGCGAGTCGTTCGCAGCAGCGTCACCCTCGAAGATCACCGGAGGCGGCGGCAGCGCGATCTGATCCATGAAGTTGCGCACGCCGTCCACGGTGTCCATCTTCAGCAGGTCAGTGGTAGCCAGGTCGATTTCGCCAGCGTTGACCTTGAACGGCTGGATACCGTTACCACCGTCTGCGATGAAGTGGCGGTTCTTGGTCGGCGCCTTCACGCGGTTGACCATGATTGCACCGAAGTCCTTGTGCACCTCAGTCGGGATCGCCCACTCGATGTTGTCCTGGAAGCCACGGGCACCAGCCATGTGCACCAGCAGACTCTGGTCGACGTAGGCGTCCATCTTGGCCTGCGCCACCGGACGACCCAGGCGACGGAAGTCGGCCGGACTGCGGATGGTAGTCATGGTGTCGCCCAGGTCGATCGGGAAACGCGCCTGGTTCACACGCAGCTTGTCTTCCGACAGCTTCATGCCCACGCCACGGCCCTCGGCGTACGCGCTGCCCATGATCGGGTAGCCGCCGGTGGGGTTCAGCAGGTGAAAGGTCACCTCGTCGCCGCGGCCCTTGCCCAAATCCTGGCAACGAACGATGGGCATGTGCTGGGTGGTCTGCTTGCGCAGGGTCGCCTCAGCGCCCGCCTCGCCTTTCGGCATCTTGCCGGTCAGGCGGTTGAGGGTGGTATTGCGTTGGGTATGCACAGCGAAGAGGCCGACGGCCTGCTCCACCATCGCCTTGGGGTCGCCGTAGCGCATGTGCGTCTTATCGGACACGGTGAATCTCCTTGTTCAACGGGACCCGGAGCGTCAAACGCTCCGGTTGAGAAATGCCTCGATCTGCTCCGGGCTCTTGTCCATCAAGGCCTCGGCCATATCGGTGGCGCCTAAGGTCGCCAGCGCTTCGTGCCCGGTTGCAGGACCAACCTTGCCGCCCGGGATGTCCGAGAGGCTGGCGGGCACCTGCGGCTTGGCCGCGGCGATGGCTTTCTTGGCTGCCTCCTTCACGCTCTCTGCAGAGGGCGCAGCGGCTGCCTGAGCTTTCCCAGTTGCTGCCTTGTACGTGTCCAGAAACTCAATGACTTGCTCGGCCGATCCAGTGCCGATCACCGCCTGGTAACCCGGGCGGGCGAAGCTCGGCTGCGAATCGATCCAGGCCTGCAGCTCCGTGCTCTCCAGAATCGAATCCAGATCAGGGTGTTTGGCATGGATCAGCGCCAGGTGAGCTTCATGCTCGGTAGTCGCCTGCTTCTGCTGCAGAGGGGCCAGTTGCTGCTGAAGCGCCTGCGCAATCAGCGTCGGAACACTGGTTGCGATCAGCTTCTGCACGCCCTTGGCCATCTCCTCGGGGGAGAAATCCCCGAAGATCTCCGGGTCGATACCGGCTTCGATGGCTGCCTCGGCGACAGCCAGGTTCTTGTCGGCATCGGTGGGCGCCGCTCCGACGTCCGCCCGTTGCTGCGCTTGTTCCCTCAGCGCGCTCAGTTCCTTCTCAGCCTCTTGCAGCTTCTGCAGCGCTTCCTGCGCCTTGCCCTCGGCGGCCTGACGGCCTTCCCGCGCCTCCACCAGCCGGTCGTACGGAATGGTGTGCTTGTTGTCCTTTGCCAGGATCACGGCATTGGCCGGATCCACCTCGTCCTGAGTGGCAGCCACGGGTTCATTGGGTTTCGGTACGTCGTCGGCAGCCGCTACCGCTTCAGGTGCTGCTGCAGCTTCAGGGGCAACGACGGGCGCGCTGCCTTCTTCCGATGACACAGCACCGGTATCGCCCTGTTCCGCCAGCTCGATCAGCTGGGCGGCCTGCTCTGCGGTCAACACACCATCGGGTGCGTGCTGCTGGATAAACTCGTCTGGTTTCATGCCTGTCCCGCCACATATCGCCGTGGCCGCAAGGGTTCAGCTGATGCAGAGCGCAAGCGCGCCCCGCGCATCGCCAGGCGCGTGCCTGGCTTGCAAACGAGTGTCTAGGGGGGAGGAAGAAAGGAAAAACCCTACAGGGGGTCAATGATTCTACAGCTCTCGCGGATTGCCCATGAGGCCGTAGATTCAAGTTCAATCAGGCAGAGTGTCAGCGTACTCGTAGCCCAACGCTGTCACATCGAAAACCTGTCCCTTAGCTCCTTTGGGCAGAAGGTAACCGGCCTTCACAAGCTCACGTACCGCACCGAACCATTTTGCGGTTTCACGAGGATCATCACCATGTACGAACTGCTTGCCATTCGTTTGCACAAGACTGCTACCGATAGCCTCCATGGTCATAACCTTTCCGTAAGCATCTTTCGAAGCCTGCTTGATAAGGATCTTAGCCGCCTCGCTCAAGCCGCGGGCCACACTTGGTATGCCGACATCTGCCGTCGCTGCTGTAGATACCGGCTGCGCGCCAAGCAGCTCATTGACATGCATACCCAAATGCCGATTGAAGTCTTCTACGAACTTGGGCTGATCTTCAAACTGATGATACAGACCACGAGACTGACAAGACTTCTTGAAGGTCTGTAGCCGCTCGTATTCCTCCATGTCCACCGAGCCTAAAGCCACAGGCTGCTCAGAGAAATAGAGCAGCGTGGGCTTTCCCGCCTTAATGTGGCGCTCAATCTCTTCAACCGTGCCACTTTCAAATTCAGCAGTAGGAGTGCCCAACCGTGTCCAGAATACGCCAACGAGTATGTCTGCCTCTGAGAGGAGAGTCTCGTTGATGATCTGCTGTGCCGGAGCGCCCATATTCGGCGCTGAGTTAGTTTCCCAGCCCAGAGGGAAAAGTACTGCTTTCCGGTGTTTTGTATTGACCTCGTTCCAGAGATAAGCAGACTGCCTAATTTGTGTCCTTGCCCAGCCAACATCGCCAGGCGAAGCGATGAACAAGTTGTAAAGCGTCACTCCATAACTCATGTTGGCAATCTCCATAACTTATTAGAGCTGCGTAGTATCGCCGGTTATCACTGGCTAGTCTGGCAAACTACGCGTGCGTTCAGCGATTTGCTTCAATCACTTGGTTGTAGGCACGGATAAAAAACGCCTCACGATCACTCACGTCCTCACCGCACAGCTCAGCCATCTCAAAAAAACCATTTCCAGGAAACTGGTCACCGTTCTTATGGACTACGAGAACTGTTAGGAAGCCACGCCCGAGTTCGTGAGTTTTTCGCGATATTTCATCAAGCATCACACTGAGACGGCGATCATTGGGTTCGATGGCAAGCGGCAGCTGGGCAACAAGATCGGTGTAGCTGATGAACTGGTTGCCGCGACGCTTGGCCCTGGCTGAGATGATCTCTTCAGCAACATCACGCGCACGAACCCAATCACTGGCTGGAAACCCTTGAATCATTCCGGTCATACCATCGCTCCTTGAAAGAGCTAGCAGAATGCCACTTTGAAACTAATCAGCCAAGGTTGTCCTCCGTCCTAGCGGTTTCAATTCCTTGCATGCCAGTCCCAGGCTCTGCCGGCACCGGCGGATGCGCGGGGCTGGTGTTCTCCCGCACCTGGGTCAGGTCATCGGCGCCCTGCCCCTGAATGTAGGGCGATTTGATGTTCATCGCTGCGGTCGCCTCAGCAGTCGGGAAATCCGGATCATCGCCGGCTTTGCGCACATAACCTGCCCCTTTCATGATCTCGTCGGCCACCGGCGCGATCATTGGCATCTGCGCGACCTGCACTCCCGCCTGCATGGCCGCGTAAGCCGCCTGCACACCTAGCTGTACCGACTGAGCGCGGATCTGCTCGATCTCTGCATCCGACTTGCGTTCTTTGATATCGATCTCGCGCATCTTCGCCTCGGTGCCAGAACGTGCCAGGGCGTCCTGCACCTCCTTCTTGATGCGCTGCTCGATCTGCTCGGGGCTTTCCTGCTGGCTCGCCGCGCGAATCGCCTCGACCACATCGCGCCTGAACGGCACATCCATGAGGCTGACCAGGAACGGCAGCACGGCGGCCTGGTACTGCGGCGGCAGCGACTTGACCGCCTCGGAGAGCGCCGACAGCTGCTGGCCACGGTAGCTGTTGGTGCTCGGCACATCCTCGAGCGCGACCTTCAGGCGAGTACGCTGCAGGTCGTTCGAGAGGTACGTGTAGCCCGCTGGGTCTTGCTCAGGCTTGTTGATAACCACCACACGGTCTTCGCGCACGGCGTCACCCTCGATCACGATCTCGTGCGGCTTGTCGCCCAGGTCCTCGACAATCATCGACAGCAGGATCTCGCCCACCATCATCCGTCCGGCGCGGAAGTTGTCCATCACCCTGCCCAGGCTCTGGTTGCTCTGCTCGATCTGCATCTGCTCCTGGCGGCCGCTGGTGGCGGTGCCTTCCTTGCCCATGAATCCGGTGGTGACAGCGGACACACGCTGAATGGCCGACCGGTTGTCCTGCATCATCTGGAACTGCTGCTGGTTGAGCTGGAAGTCACGGTGTACCTCGAAGCGCGCGCCCGGCTTGGCCATAGCCACTGGGTCCAGGACGATATCGGCATCTACTCGCGCTACCTGCTGGCGGAACTGCGCATCCGTCATGTCGACGGCGCCCTTGGTCCGCTCGGTGCGCACCGATGCCATACCCCAACGCAGTTTGCTGATGCCGCTATTCAGGCTGTCCTGCGGGTAGATCATGCCGCGCACGTAGCCATAGGGCACGTTGGTGCTGTCCTCACGGAAGCCCCAGAATGGCACGTAGGGGATGTGCCGGTGGCTGTATGGCGTCGGGCCATCGTGCAGCCGGTGTGGCCCGAGCCAGTAGCTGCGGCGCACACGGGCAACGACCGCGCGGCTGTATTGCGACATACCGCTGGCCAGCGCCACCTGGTGGGCGATGTTGCTCTCGTCATACTCGACCACGCGGCCATCCGGGGCGGTGATCACGCCCACATCGACCCAGCGCCGGTACCAGACTTCAGCCAGGCACACCTCTTTCGAGGTCGGGTTGTACCAGCGCTCCTCTTGCACGCTCCATGCACGGGCTTCTGCCCAGGCATTGTGCAGCCCGGTCGATGCGCCACCGTCGTGGTTGCCGATCGGGTCATCCATCCACCAGCTAGAGCCATGGCGGCCGACAGCCATGATCAGCTCTTTGTGGTCAGGGAACACGCGGGCAATACGGTCAGGGCGTAACCAGCGCTGGCGGCGAACCCAGCGCGCATCACTAAGGTCGCGCTCTTGCGCGCTGAAGTCCCAATGGATTTCGTTGCGGTGCACACTGCCGCAGCGATACGGGAACTTGAACGGGTCGCTCTCGCGTGAAACCTCTACCCAGCCCAGGCCGATCGATATCTGCGGCCGGAACGCATCGCTGCACGCCGCGTCGGCCTTGCTGTGGCGCTCGGCCTGGTTCAGGCGGTAGTTCAGCGCATCAGCAACGTCTTGGCCGCCAACCTCACCATCTGGGGTCACACGCCAATCTGTACGCGTCTCAGCCTCATAGCCCTGAATGGACAGCAGCGCCGGACCGATCAGATCCTCGACCGCCGGCGGAATGCCAAGGGCGCGCTGACGGGCCAGCAGGTCGCTGTCGAGCTGGTTGCCATCGGCATAATCCATCTCCTTGTCGGCCGTGCTGCGCCATTTCGGCTGTTCCTCGATCTCGTGCATGATCTCCGAGTACTCATCCAGGGTCAGAGCCAACTCATCCTCCGGCTGCTCGCCCTGCTGCAGGTCATCGACATATTTGATCGCGGTAGCGTCCATCTGGTGATTCCTCAAGTGCGCCAGTCAGGCGCTGGGGCTTCGTTGTACGTGCGCTGGCCCGGTATGTGGCCCAGCATTTCCAGCTCCTTGGCCTGCGCCCACTGCCGGAAGGCGTCTGCGCCCTCGCTGCAGCCGTTGGCCTTGTTCGGAGCGTTGTCGAGAAAGCGGTTTTCGGAGCGGCTGAACTTCTTCTTGTAGTTCTCCAGCCTGTTGATGCCTTCGGCGCATCGATCCTCGTCGATGTAGCAACCCTTCATGTGCTTGCGGGTCTGCTGGATGCCGGTGATCAGCTCGGTGATGCGCGGCAAAACCACGAAGGTGTGGCCCGGCAGCAGCTCCTCGAGCATTTCCAGCACGCTGCGGTTGTAGTCGCCCAGGCGCTTGTGCGCGGCGTCGTGTGGCAGGAAGTGCACGCCGTACAGGTAGCCGCGATCCTTCAGCTCCTGGGCGTAGTGGCGTAGATCCTTGCCGTGCTCCTCGTAGTAGTCGACGAATCTGTCCTCACCGCGCAGCTCCTGCTGGAACCAGATCGCGCATCCGTCGCTATTGCCGATATCCCAGAAGGTGTTTACCGGCAGATCCAGGACGGGAACACGGGTAATACCACCGCGCTTGCGCAGATCGGCCATGTTCTCGGCGTAGTAGTTGCCTTCGGTGCTGACCTGGAACGCTTCGTCTGGCGTGCCGGGGTATTCCTGCCACATGCGTTCTTCCTTGCCCGGGAAGTCGGCGTGCTTCGTGGCCACGTACCAGGCACGCTGGTCGGGGTCGATTTTGCAGTCCATAAGCTTTTCGAGCTTGTCGAAGTACTTGTGCTCGTCGTGGCTGATCGACACCGTGCGGCTCGGCAGGCGGTAATTCGGCTCCTGCCACCAGGCGTAGAAGTGGAACCGGTAATCCTTCGGCGTCAGGATCTTCTTGTCCCGGTGCTGCCGCTCGGCGACCTGCACCATGTTGAAGAACTCACCCTCGCGGCCTTCGGCAGTACTCTCGATCACCAGCACGCCATTGGTGGGCACAGCCGGGATGGAGCCGGTCACCACTTCCTGCGCCTTGTCAGGGAATTTGGCGCAGATTTTCCCGAACTCGGAGACGTGCAGCCGGTGGATGGTGCCGGAGCGCATCGAGGTAGCGACGCGCACACTGCTGTTGTTGTGCGCGAAAAGCAGCTCGATGGCACTGTCACGGGCCAGCGGAAAGCGCTCGCGGATCTCGTCGGGCAGGTTCTCGTACGCGAATTTCACCTTGTCGCGGAAGATCGCCTCGGCTGCCTCGCGATCCTGGGCGATGATCCCGCAGCGCTGGTTGCCGTTGAACAGGGCGTGGTCCAGCCACAGGATGGCGATCAGCGTGGTGAAACCGAGCTGACGGGCCTTGAGGATCAGGTTGCGATGCCACAGCCGTGTGAGGAATCGCTTCTGCGCCCTGTTCGGCGAGAACGGCATCACGAAGGTTTCTCCCTGCTCAACGATGTTTCCATCCTCGTCGAGCTTGTCGTCGCCCTTGATCATGATCTTGTACAGGCAGCCGGAGAAGATCCGCCACTCAGGATCAGCCAGGCACTTGGCCAACTCCTCGGCATTCGTGGGGAGCGGCTGCAGCGGCTGGTCGTGCACCACACGCATGGCCATGCTCAGTCCTCACCATGCTCGGGGTCGTGCTTCACCGGCTTGAAGCCATTGGAGTTCCCGTTTGCAATGGTGTGCAGCAGGCTCGCCAGAGGGTCCACGCGCTGCTGATTGTCCTTTTCGTACAGGCCAAGGTGCTTGAACAGCTTCTCCATAGCCGCATCCTTGCTGTGCATCTGGATCTCGATGCCGAACTTCGTCTGCTTCACGCCGGCGAACAGCGATGCAGCTCCGCGGGAGAGCTTGCGCGTGTCCTTCAGCACCACGCGCGGGTAGCCATGGCCACCGCACTCCGGGCAGTTGGCATGTGGCTCGCGGTTGGAATCGAAGCCGACGCCGCCATCCTCGGGGAAGGCATCAGGGTCTTCGCCTTCAGACACCCAGAGCGCGTATGCGTAGTCGCGCTCGATCTGTGTGCGCTGCCGCAGGTGTCCATCACCATGGCAATGGCGGCAGCACACCACGATCAGCTCGGTCAGTTCGCGAGCATCAGCCGTGACCTGATTCCACGCCTCGCGCAGCACACGGTCAGCAGTGATCTCAGTGCGTTCCTGTTGCTTCCGCCTCGCATCAGCGATCGCAGCCTGGATATTAGGTTTCGTAAGGTTCTCGCAGCCTACGACTCCTGCAGTCTTTGCACTGTACCCAGCACGAATAGCTGCCTGGGTTGCGTTCAGGTCTACCAGGTACTCCTCAACAAAACGCACCTGCAGAGCGGTAAGCACCACCTCTGCGTTGTGCACCTTCACGGTATTTCGAGCACGAGCAGACGAGCCGGCGGCCTTCTTGGCTACCGGCTTACTTGGGGTCTTCTTGGGGGTGGGCTTGGAGCCCGGAGATTCTTTGGCCATGCCCGGAGTTTTTCCGGGTGGCCTGGGGAGTGTCGAACCCTACAAGGGGTCAACACCTACGTGGGCGCGGTAGTTTTTGATAAGCGTCCCAAGCACGTCATAGTCGCCGAACACGTAAACATCATATTCCGCATATTTTTCGCCCCGGAGTGGCACTCTACGGTAGGTGTAGATCTGCTGGGTCTCACTCACCGAGAAGGCGGACTCGGAAAAATTTGGCACTCCGCATTTACGCATCGGCACAGCCTGAAGGCTTGGCTGGCCAGGCATCACACTCATGCGCATTCCGTCACATGGACCGCCTATGAGCAGAACTTCTACTGTTTCCATTGCTGACTCCTTCACACGTCCGGCTGGCTCTGCCCTGGACCGGTTACCACGTCCTGGCCGGCTGATACGCCGTCGCCAGCACGACACAATATCCGTTCAAGGCGATTCAAGCGAGAGTTGAGCGTTCCGGACATCAGCGCCGCGTGATGTCCCAGCTCGATTGTTGCCGACTGCATCGTCACCCCGGCGAACAGATTCGCCAGCATTCGATCCTCCCGGGGTGTCAGCGTTAAAACGTCATCGCCGATGTCGATCTTCACCGTGCCGTCGGGCAGGATGGTCTTGCTGATCTGGCGCGCTGGCGGGTGCTGCTCCACCGGCACGTAGATTCCACGCTGCACCCGGGCGACCAGTCCATCAGCTACCAGCGACTTGAGCCGGTCATCAACCACCGCCACCTTCAGGCCGGTGACGTCGGACAAAGCCTCACGCGTGACTATCTGCTCCTGCGCATGCAGATCCTGCAGCGCCTCCAGCACAATCTGTGTCGACGATGTGCGCTTCATGCTCCCCTCCCCCTTGTTCATCGAATCAGCCCCTGCTCGCGCAGGATCCGGTACTGCTCGGCCAGCCAGGCCTGAAAAATTGGATCGTTCACGCACGCCCCCTCTTCAGCTCGCGCAGCAGCACCCGGTAATGCGCGGTGATCTGCTTCAGCTCTTCGATGGTGTATTTGCGGGGGCGGTGGTCGGCTTCTAGCGCTTCCACTGCCTCGAGGCCGATACGCTCAATAAGGCCAAGGCGGAATCCGTTGCGCACCGATTCACCCTTGCGGGCGTACTTGGCCGAGCCACCGTTGCAGCCTTTGCACTGGAGCCAGATGTTGTTCTCTTCCAAGCGCAGCTCAGGGCGGGCGCCCTTGCTCAGGTAGTGACCAGCATCCCAGGCACCTCCGATAATCCAGCCCAACTCGGCTTGCACCTGATGCTGATCTTTGTCGCAGCTCATGCAGCCACTGCCGATGGACAATTCGTAGGTGCGGCGCCAATCCCTCACGGCCTTTTCGGCATCAGCCATGTGCTCGCCGTAGGTCTTCAGCTTTTCCCTGCGCACCTGGATCTCGCGCCGCTCCCGCTGCTCGATGGCCACGCGCGCCTTCTTCTGGTTCTCAGGCTGATCAGCGATGGCCAGGCCGCACTGCCAGCAGCACACCTTTTGGCCGATCGCGCCCGGTACCGGCGTGAATTTCTTGCCGCACGCTGGGTTGTCGCAGGTCTTCTGCCGCGGTGTGCGCGGCTTGATGCCGCTGGCCTTGGCCTTCAGGGGCGTCTTGCGCTTCAGTTCGGTGCGCTTCACTGGCCACGGCCTCCCACATACCGCTGCAATCTCTCATTGCTCAGCTGCTCAGTGAGCTCGTTCACACGGGTTACCAAACGGCTCCGCTCTGAGTAGGCCATTTTGACCTTCAGGTTCATCTCCTCTACATCGCCTAGGCGGTTCAGCAGTTTGGTGAGCAGGAATTGCTCACGATCACGATTGGCCTCATGCCGCCAGTGCAGGATGTCGGAGTCTCGCGCATAGGTTTTGCGGTATAGCGCGGCCAGCCCGACCACTGGCTTGACGTGGCCACGGTTGTTCACCGTGAGCAGCCCCCAGCCTGGCGGCAATTCATCCGGGCTGATCAGCCCTTCTGGTGCCAAGAAGTAACGCCAGTTGCCGCATCCTCCGGTCGTACGGTGAGCTTTCTTGCGATCTGCCAGGAAGTCAGCCCTGCTGGTTTTGCATTCCACGACGATAGATCCATCGTCATAGCTGCCGGCCGCGCGGAAGCCAATTGCATCAGGCACCTCGCCAGTCCACCCAGAGCGGCATTCGCTGACAGCAACATGGCAGCCAGGGCCGCCAGCCGAGTTGGGCCGTTTCAGCCACCTCACAGCGATCGCGCAGAGATCTGCATGGCTCATCGGTATCAGGCTCACTGCTCACGCTCCCCAGGCATCAGGCCCGTCATCTGCTCGATCGCTTCTTCGGTCAGCCCGGGCCAGTACTTCTCGATCAGGTGCTGGCAGATCCCGCGCCAGAACTCGCGGAAGCGCTCCTCGGTCATGTAGTCGAAGCTGATCGACTCGGGAATCTGGCGCATCACCCGGCCCAGGTCGGGGATGTCGAACGCCTCGTAGGTGCAGCACACGCTGGCGTCGAGCTGCAGTTTCTTGATCGTGGTGTGGGCGTCCAGGCCGTGGAATTTGTCGACCTGCTCGCTGACCATGCGGCCTAGGGCGTGCACCAGGCGGTGAAACTTCACGTTGCGCGCCTTCTTGATCTCGCAGCGCACCTGGTCGCCGGCGCGATACTCTCGCTCGCGGCACAGAAACTGGTCGATGCTACTGTCGGCACACAACCCCATGCGCAGCTCACCGGTCTGCTCGTCGATCACCCGGCGCCATACCATGTAAATCGGGCGCGCAGCGCGTTTCTTCGCTGGCGACTTGGCGCCGGCCGTGCCTGTTGTGGCTGTCGCTGTGCTAGCCATCACTCCTCCTCACCACCACGAATACGCATCTGCTTGAGCAGCTGCAGGCGAGCCTGCTCGCCGGTCAGTTTGTCCAGGCCCTGTGAGCGCATCAGGTGTTGCACGGCCTGCTCGGCGCGCCGGTCAGCCTGCTCCGGCGTCAACTGTCCGCTCTGGTCTTCAATCCCCTGAAGCGGCTCCTCGAGCGGCAAACCCACGGCCAAGCGCCGGCGCAGCTGGAAATACGCGTGATCGAAACGCTTGCGTAGCGTCTCCTCGGGAATGCTGCTGCAACGCAGCCGGAACCAGCCAACAGACGAGCCCGCGAGGCGAACAGCCTCGTGACTCCAGCGGTGGCGCCCAGGGTTCGCACAGTTGCGCTCAACCTCCCGCCATGCTGCCTCGTCATCTGGCATGCCCAGATCAACGGCAGTCGGCACACAGAGCTTCACGAACTTGCCAATGCTGGGTGCGAAGTCGGTATCCAGCTGCCGGCACGCTTCGATGCCATAGCGCAGCTGCTCAACGGTCATAACACCCGCCCGAACAAAGCCCTTCACCCAAGTGCGTTTCGCGCGTTTCTCAGCCGCGTCGTTCGGCCAGGCCTGACGCCACGCGGGAAAGATCGCTTTCAGCTCCTCGAACAGCATGTTCACGATGCGAGCCGTTTCGTCGGTTGCCACTTTGGCCCGGGGATCGTCCACCTGCTCGGCCGGCAGGTTCGGCAGCGTTTTCAGCACGTCGCTTGCAGGTTTCATAGGCCGTCGTCCTCGTGGATCCACTTCGTGTCATCGACGGCACCGCCGTCGGCAGGCTTGGCCAGGCCACGCTTCTCCAGATCGCCCTGAGCCGTACGCATCCAGCGGCGCCAGGTGGCCTGCCAGTCGGCCATCGGCTTGCCGGTACCGGTCCAGTAGTCGATGAACTGCTCCGTCTCGCGGTCGAGCGTCACCGCAGGCGCCTTCTCGGCAGCCCAGGCCAGCATTTCAGGGGTCATCAGGAATGGCAGCGGTAGCGGGCGCTTCGGCTTAGCCTTCGCGGATTTCTCAGCAGAGGCAGCCGGGGCCTTGGCTTTCGGTTTCGGCTTGGCAGGTGCCTTACCCCCAGCAGGGGGGAAAGGGGGGTTATTACTCTTATCTACTCTTATCTTCTCTGGTGCGTCACCAGCGTCACTTTTGTCACCTGTGACGGGAGGTGCGTCACTGTGACCGTCACCAGACGTCACATTCTGGGCGGCTTTTTTCCGTTGCCGATAAGCTGCAGTCCGCGCCGCACTAGTACTCTGTCGTTTCCCCGCCGAATCACGCACCGCAGGTTGCCGCTCGTCCCAACTCGCCAGCCGCCCGGTAATGATCATGCCCCGCTCTGCCATAGCAGCAACGATCAGCGCACATTTGCCGTCGCCGAAGCCCAGCAGAACGTCGTGGTCGTCACAGTTGAAACTCGTCACGTCACCGCGCGTCACCGGCGTCACATCGGCGTCACCACCGTCACATGTGACGTCACACGGCGTCACAGGCGCGTCACACACAGGCACCGCGCTCGCACACTCAAGTAGGCACGCCCATACAGCCAGCACCTCGCCCACGCTCGCGCCGGACATTCGTGCAACACGCTGAAATTTCGGGTCAGTCACAGTCCCGTGCCACCACCTGAGCCAATCCATCAGCGCGCCTCGCCTGTAAGCGCTTCGCTGACGATCTTCACGACGGCCTGCTCAAGCGTGAGCCCGGCCGCGCGCGCGGCTACCTCGAGCCGCGTTCGCTCGCGTGTTGTCATCTCGCCGATCGCCTTGGCTACAAGGTTGTGATTGGCGTCTGGTGTTGTCCTGCTCAACAGGGCCTCCCGCGGGCCTTCATGCCGCATTGCTGATTGCCTTACGCTCTTCTTCATCGAGCCAACGCTCGACAATCTCCCGGACCAGCACCGCGCGGCGTTTCCGCTGCTTGCGGCACTGCTCCAGGATCCGGCCGAGGGTTTCATCGTCGAATCGGGCTTTGATTTCGTGGTGCTTGATGAAGTCTGAAAACTCACACATCGATTGGCCTGCTGGTGATCATCAGGAAGGTACCTGCTGTGCGGGCTCGTCATCTTGGCGCGCTTCGATAGCTCCGCCAGATGCTTTTTCAAGAACGCACTGCTGCTGGTAGGAGAACCCGCCAGCAGACTTGCACTGAGATACGCGCCCAGGGCTTACGCCAAGGGCGGCAGCCAACGCCCTGCCTGTCTTGAAATGGGCAACTGCTTCTTCGTAGGTCATGTCCTAGCTCCACGGGTTTTTCAGGAGTTTAGAAAGGTAAACAGAAAGAAGCAAGATAACAAAACACGGTAAGGTTTAGAATCCTAAATATGGAATTCAAAGACAGATTCAGAGCGCGGCTTGATGAGCTCGCCATATCGCAGACTGACCTTGCGAAACGTGTAGGTGTCTCGAAGTCGACCATCACCTTTTGGCTCAATGGCACCAACAAGATGAAGGCCGAGAACCTTATGGCCTTGGCCAAGGCTCTCGGCTGCTCTGCACGATGGCTCGCTACTGGAGAAGGAACCCCCGTTCCCGTTGTTCCGGCAGGTGTAATATCTCTCGCGAAGCCCTGGCTTGACATGGACGCAAGTGATTATGAGAAAGACCGGACGGAGTCGGATAACTCCCCTTCGGAAAGCGAGTACGCCTTGATTCCTCAGTACTCAGCCAAGGGTGAGTGCGGTGACGGTTTTCTGAATGACCATGTCGAGGTTAAGGGCGGGCTAGCCTTCAAGCGGGAATGGCTCAAACGCATGAGCGCAAAGCCGGAAAATCTGTTCGTGATTTATGCCGAAGGCGACAGCATGGAGCCGTATATTTTCGATGGCGACGTCGTGCTCTTCGACGTATCGGATACCGACCCGCGCGATCGCCAGGCATACGCGATTCGCAGACCTGATGGCGGCATAAGCATCAAGCGGATCATCCAGCAGCTATCTGGCGCCTGGCTGATCCGCAGCGACAACGCCGACAAGCTCGCCTATCCAGACGAACCTGTCAGCCCTGCGGTATTACACGACATGCCGATTCTGGGTCGCGTCATCTGGCGCGGCGGCGCGATGGGCTAACTCTCGCATTTCCACTTCAAGCGCCTGGTCGAAACGCTTGTTTAACGCCGAACTCAGGAGGCAGGCTCTGATCAGAGCAGGCAAGCTGATAAAAAGGTCTATTGCCAAAGCCAGGATCACACTGATGTGGCCAGCTAGGCAGCTCACGAAAAAGGCCGCCCAGAATATTCGAAAACAGCGGTTAATCCTTGCTTCGATCATCCTTTGTTCTTGTCGGGTGATGATTGGCGCCATCGGGCTATCGCTAATTCCAGAAGTGCCCGCATCCTCTTTCCTTCTGCACATGCAATTTGCCTCTAAGGTTTTCATCTTTACCGCTAGCTCCGCCGCCGCCATCTATTACAAGCACTGCAGCCTGAAACGCCGAAGTGGCCGCAAGTCGTTGCGACGCAGGCACTGAACCACCCTCCATAGACCGCTATCCAGCCCCTCAGGAAGGCTAACATTTGCCTAAACAGTTTTGAAAACTAAATTATATGCTTGACGAAATCTGTTTAGCTTTCTAAATTTGCCTCACGTAGCCGCTACTGGCCACCACGGAGGCAACCATGCACCTAACCCAAAATCAGATCGCAAGCGCACCTGCTAACGGCGCCCTCAGCCTGGTTGAGCTGCATCGCCAGTCAATGCGCATTCGCTCGCTGGACGCCATGAAGCTGATCGTCATCAACGAGCTTCAGCAAGGCGAGCCGGCCCTGTGCAGCGCCTTCGCGGACTTCTGCGCTACCCGCCTCGACCGAGACACCACTGTCGCCCTGTGCCTTTCGCGCATCCACCGCGACAACAGCCTGCAGGGCGTTGCCTTGAAATGGCTGCGTGAGCATGTCGACCAGTGCCAGGAAGAGTTCGCCGCCGAGGAAGTTGAGCGCCGCATTGCCGCCGCCCCTCTGCAGGAGCTGCCGCAGTGATCACGCACAACGCATGGCGCATGAACCTCGATCCACGCGATCCCGACTATTTGGACCCGCTAACTCCCGAACAGGAGGAAGAAGAGGCCGAGGGCGAGATCTATGTCGGCGAAGGCAATGAGCTGTTCCGCAGCTGGGATTTCGACCATGTCTGAGATCTCCCACCGCCTTATACGCAAGGCCATTCGCGACTTGGGCAAATGCACGTCCGAGATCACCCGGTCGATTTGCTGGGCAGGGTCGACCGCGATGATCGAGCTCGCCTATGCAGAGAGCCTTATCACCGGCGCCGAGCACGACCAGTACCGCAACGAGGTCGAGCAGGCCGACAGGAAATTAGGAGGGGTGGATGCCTAAGCCATTTACCGGACGTTGCTTCGCCCAGGCACTGGCCCGCGCTATTGCCGCCGGCCTCACCAGCCCGACACAGATCAAGCGCACGGTTCGCCGCCGCGGTATCTGGTTCATCACCTGTGAGGTGCCGGCATGACCCAATACCAGCGAGCCCGCCGCATCGTGCTCTGGCGCAGTTTCGCCGCAGCACTCGCCCTCTTCCTCGGTTTCATTCTCGCGCTCGGCCTGGCCGATCGCATCGCCAGTTGGTGACCAGCATGACAACAGCCACACCGGATCTGACAGGCAAAACGATCATCCGCCTGCCTGAAGTGATGAAAAAGACCGGCCTCTCTCGCGCAACGATCTATCGCCGCATGGCGGCCGGCACGTTCCCCAAGTCGATTTCCATCGGCGACTCGGAAGCCCGCCAAGCCCCTGTCGGCTGGCTGCTCGACGAGATCGAAGCCTGGATCGCACAACGCATCAACGGCCGCACTGTCGCTGGCCACACCGACCAAAGCGCCGCGGCATAGGAGAACCACCATGGCCCAGGAAAAGAGCAGCCCCCACATGCAGATGTGGGATGCGGTGAAGACGACCGACACCAAGTACACCAAGACTCAGCAGCTGGACGGCCGCCCGGTCACCAGCATCAACGGTCTGTACCTGGTGCAGCGCGCCACTGAGATGTTCGGCCCGATCGGTAAGGGCTGGGGCTACGAGATTCTGGTCGACCGCTTCGACGAAGGCGCGCCAATTACTGGCAAAGATGGCGAGGTGGTGGGCCGCGAGCAGGTGCACACCATCCAGATCAAGCTCTGGTACGTCCGCGGTGGCAAGCGTAACCACGTTATCCATTACGGCCACACCCCTTTCGTTCGCAAAAGCCAGTACGGGGCGTTCACCGACTTTGACGCGCCCAAGAAGAGCCTGACTGACGCCATCAAGAAGTGCCTGAGCATGCTCGGCTTCAGCGCCGACGTGCACCTTGGGATGTTCGAAGACGAGGTCTATCTCGAAGGCCTGAAGCTGAAACAGCGCCTTGAGGAAGCCGGAGAACACGGCGCCCAAGAGGTGATGAACGAGGCCAAATCGGAGTTCCGCATCTGGATCGACACCCAGATCCAGATCCTGGCCAAGGCCAACAACCAGCGCGCCTTGGAAGCGCTCCGCAAAAGGATCTGCGCCACGGCCCGCGAAAAAGCTGAGGTCGTGAACTACGACCCAAGCGACATCGAGCAACGCATCAACGAGGCGGCGGCAGAGCGCATGGCCTTCCTCGACGAGAAATACCCAACCGCACGCCTCACCCAACCGGAGTAACCGCCATGACCATCGCCAATGACGTGGATCTGAACACCGGCAAAGTCAACATTGCCGAGTACAGCAAAACCGACGCAGCCCTTGCCAGCCTGCGCGAGAAGTACCAGACCGTGCCCGACGCCAACACCGATGAAGGCTATGCCTTCGTGAAGGATGGCATCAAGGAACTGACCGGGCTGCGCACCAAACTCGAAGCCGCCCGCAAGGCCGCCAAAGAGCCGCACCTGAAGGCCGGCCGCATCCTCGATGACGAAGCCAAGCGTATCACCGCCGCGCTCGTTGCCCTGGAAGATCCGATGAAGGCCGCCAAGAAGGTAGTGGACGACCGCATCGAGCGCGAGCGCCAGGAGCGTATCGCGCGCCTGCAGAAGAAGGTCGACGCCATCGTGGCCATGCCCGGCCAAGTGCGCGGCAAGTCGAGCCAGGAAATCACTGACATGCTCGATCGTGTGGGCGAGATCGACGCGATGCACGACTTCTACGACCTGACTAAAGAAGCCGTAGCCGCGCGCCAGGCCGCCCTGGACGAGCTGACCCAGATGCTGGCCGACCGCCTGGAGTTCGAGGTTGCCGAGGAGGCGCGCCAGAAGGCAGAGGCCGAGCGCGCTGAACTGCAACGCAAGTTCGACGAGCAGCAGGCCGAAATGCAGCGCCAGCAGCAGGAGATCCAGCGGCAGCAGGAAGAAATGCGCCTGCAGCGCGAGCAGCTCGAGCGCGAGCGCGCTGCCCTGCAGCCAGCCGCTCCCACCTCAGCAAGCCCGGCACCGGTTACCGGAGTTGAAGCGAAGGCAGCAGCCACCGAGCCAGGCCTCGCCAAGCGCACCGCCCAGGACAACCACCTGTGGCGCGGCGTCGTCACCGACAAGTCCGCCCTCATCGCAGCGATCGCCGCCGGCTACGGCACTGAGGATCTGCTGATCATCGACCAGCTCGCACTCGACAGCCTGGCCAACGACAAGCGCGCCGCCCTGGAACTGCCTGGCGTCATTGCCCAGCCCGTCAACCACGCCGCGTAACCAACCCTGAATTACCCGCCGCGCCGGCCTTCCGGCGTGGGTTGGGGTTCCTACACCCTGGAGTCACTGAAATGACCAATTCGACCAACGTTTTCGACTTCGAAACTACCGGCATCCCGGACTGGAAACAGCCGAGCGAAGCCGGCCACCAGCCCCATATCGTCGAGGTCGCCGCCCTGCTGTGCGACGCCTCCGGCAACATCATCGACCGCTTCCAGGCCATCGTCCGCCCGGCCGGCTGGGAGATCAGCGAGGAGATGATCGCTATCCATGGCATCACCATGGAGCAGGCCATGGACGAAGGCATCCCAGAAATCGAAGCTCTCGACGGCTTCCTGGCTATCCACGCCCGCGCTGGCATCCGCGCCGCCCACAACGTCACCTTCGACGATCGCATCGCCCGTATCGCCATCGCCCGCTACCACAGCAAGGAGCTGGCTGATTCATTCAAAACTTCCACCACCAAGTTCTGCACCTGCTACGAGTCTCGCCCCGTGCTGAACCTGCCCGGCAAGAAGTTGCCCAGCCTGGCCGAAGCCTACAAGCACCTCACCGGCGAAGACCTGACCGAGGCGCACCGCGCCATGCCTGACGCCCTCGCCTGCGCCCGCATCTACTTCGCCCTGCAGGGCGTTGCCATGCCAGCCGCGGCTTGACCAGGGAGAGCGCCATGCACCACCTCACAACACTCAACCTGCCGACCCCGTCATCCAAGGAAGCCGATCGCCAATGGCTGGCAGCAATGCTGGCCGAAGCTGGGGCCGTGCAGGTCGTCGAGTCACCCATCGAGCAGCGCCCGTTCACCAAGCACCAGTGGACGGCCTCGAGCATGACCGTCATCACCCCGGCGCGCCGTGAAGAGCAATCCCAGAAGGCTGCCCGCAAGGGTGGCCGCCCGTTCGGCACCACCGCCGACGACAGCGCACTAGTCGAGCGCGCCAAGGCCATGGCCGCCATTGGCATGTCCCGCTACGCCACCTCTCGCCAACTCCAGATCGGGTGCGACCGCCTCGCACGCATGGAGCGCGAGCACTCCATCACCTTCGTCACCAAAGCCAAAGTAGCCTGAGGAATATCGCCATGTGGTTCCGCAACCTCCTGATCTACCGCCTGACCCAGGCTATCAACCTCACAACAGCAACCTTCGAACAGGCCCTGCGCCAGAAGCCCGCCCGCCCCTGTGAAAGCCAGGAAATGGCCACCTATGGCTTCGTGTCGCCCAATGGCAAAGGCGAAGACGCGCCCCTGGTGCGTGAAGCCCAGGGCTTTCTCCTGATCGCCGCCCGCAAGGAAGAACGCCTGCTGCCCGGCAGCGTGATCACCGAGGCAGTGCGCGAGAAGGTCGACGAAATCGAAGCCGAGCAGAACCGCAAGGTCTTCCGGAAGGAGCGCGACCAGATCAAGGACGAGATCGTCCAGGCGTTCATGCCCCGCGCGTTCACCCGCAAGAAGGCCACCTTCGCCGCGATCATGCCGGCCGATGGCCTGGTGCTGGTCAACTCCAGCAGCCCCAAGGCCGCCGAGGATCTGTTGTCGACGCTGCGTGAAGCGCTCGGCAGCCTGCCTGTGCGCCCCATCACCGTGAAAATCGCCCCCTCGGCCACCCTCACCGACTGGCTGAAAACCCAACAGGCCGCTGCCGACTTCCACCTGCTGGACCAGGCGTTCCTGCGCGACACCCACGAAGACGGCGGCTCCATCGCCGCCAAGCACCAAGACCTCACCGGCGAAGAGATCCAGGTGCACCTGAACGCCGGCAAGCAGGTCACCCAGCTGTCGATGGCCTGGCAGGACAAGCTGTCCTTCGTGCTCGACGACAAGCTGGTCATCAGCCGCCTGCGCTTCGAAGACCTGCTGCAAGAGCAGGCCACCCAGGACGGCGGCGACGACTCCGACAGCCAGTTCGACGCCTCCTTCGTCCTGATGATGCTCACCTTCCGCGACTTCCTGCCGGCCCTCCTCGAGGCGCTGGGCGGCGAAGACATCCCTACCGGTATCTGAGGAGACTGCCATGCCTATTTGTCACGCGATCATCCACCGGATCGACAAGAAGCCCGACGGCAGCCCCTCGGTTCTGCACACCCGCGACGGCGAGCTACTCGCGTCGCAGGCTATGGAAAACCTGCTGGCCGACCTGAACGAGCAATACAACGCCAAGCAGGGCAAGGCCTGGGGCCTGTTCCACGAGGAATCCGGCGCCTACCCTCTCAGCGGCTGGCTGCGCAACTACCTGGCCGACAGCCAGGACTTCACCGGCTTCACCTGGCAGGCGATTGAACACCTGCAGAAGTTGATGGAGGAATCCGCGCTGTCCACCGGCGGGCACGTGCTCTTTGCCCACTACCAGCAAGGCATGACCGAATACCTAGCGATCGCCCTGCTGCACCACAGCGAAGGTGTGACGGTCTCCGATGCCCTGGATATCGCACCAGCCCACCACATCGACCTGCACCAGTTGCACCTGGCCGCACGCATCAACCTGAGCGAGTGGCAGAACAATAAGCAGTCACGCCAGTACATCTCGTTCATCAAGGGAAAGAACGGCCGCCGGATCAACGACTATTTCCGCGACTTCATCGGCTGCCAGGAGGGCGTCGACGCGCCGAGCGAAACCCGCACCCTGCTCAAGGCATTCAGCGACTTCGTGGAAAGCGAGGATCTGGCTGAAGAGCAGGCCCTGGCCAAGACCGACACTCTGGTCGCCTACGCCAGCGCCCAGGCCAAACTGGGCGAGCCAATCAGCCTGGAAGAACTGGCCGCCCTGGTCGACGAGGATCGGCCGCAGGCCTTCTACGACTTCATCCGCAACAAGGATTACGGCATGTCCCCGGAATTTCCGGCGGACAAACGCACCATCACCCAGTTCCGCCGCTTCACCGGTCGCACCGACGGCCTGTCGATCAGCTTCGAAGCCCACATGCTCGGCAACCGTGTCGAGTTCGACGCGGCCGCCGGCATCCTGACCATCCGCCAGGTACCGCAGCAACTGGCCGACCAGATCAAACGCGCCGAGCCGGAGAAAACCGCCCAGCGCGGGCACGTTGCCGGCGACGCAGCGCCGGATGGCGATGATCCGCTGTATGCGGAGGCAGTGCAGCACGTGCGCGAAAGCAACCGCGCCGGCACCAGCAGCGTTCAGCGCAAGCTGAAGATCGGCTACAACCGCGCCGCACGCCTGATTGAGCGCATGGAAGCCGAGGGCATCGTCACCGCCATGAACACTCACGGCGCACGTGAGGTGATCCGCCATGGCTAACTCTCGCACTGCCGACAAGTTCGTGGTTCGCCTGCCGGACGGCATGCGCGCCCAGGTTGAGCAACTGGCCGCCGACCAGCACACCAGCATGAACACCGAAATTGTTCGGGCAATTGAGTCCCATCTGGCTGGCCAAGTGCGCCAGGCCCTGCTGCTCGACGCCCTGCAGGCTGCGGCCACCGCCCAGGGGGTTCAGCCGTGAAGTACCTTGCTCGTGTTAACCCAAAGTACTTCGCGGCCGCCGAACTGTTCGCAGCCAAGAAAGATGTTCGCTACTACCTGAACGGCGTCCTTATAGAGCCACACTCGGAAAGCGGCGTTGTAATCGTTGGCACCTGCGGGGCGAGGATTGTGGTCATTCATGATCCGGACGGATGGTGCGACCAACCGATTATCGTCGGCGACATCCCGCGCTCGCTGATCTCAGCCTGCAAATCCAAGGGTGATCCGAAGAAGCTCAGCGAACCGAAGAAACTGTGGATCGCCAACAACGGTGCCGTCGTGACCGGTAGCGACGAGGTGGAACCGCCGAAAGACCCGTTCACTTGGCCAGCCCTGCACGCCTGCCGCACAACCATCATTGACGCAAAGTTTCCGGACTGGCGGCGCGTCCTTCCGAAGGAAAGGAAGGAAGCGCCTGTACGCTTCCCACCAATCAACCCCGCATTACTGGTCACCGTGAACGATGCAGCCAGCATCATTGATCCGCGCGCCCTGAAATCACGCTCGGCAATCCGATTCGAAGTCCAGGGCGAGAGCGAAATGATCGTCGCACGCATCTCCTGCCCTGAGCTCATTGAACGATTTGTAGCGGTCATCATGCCGCTGCGCGATGACCTTTATCCCAACAGCATCGTTCCGGCCTTCTTGGAAGCTCCCGCGCCGGCTCCGAAACCGAAGATTAAGCCCCGCATGCGGCAGACGCCTGATGGCTGGGTGAAGGTGGAGGCTTCGGCATGACCACCTGCTATCAGAAGTTTCTGGAGAATAAGGTCTGTGTGGCGCCGACCTACGGCTTCGACGTCCAGCCGGAGCTCGTGAGCGATCGCATGAAGCCGCACTGCAGGGCTATCGTGCCCTGGCTGCTGGCCGGCGGTCGCCGCGCGCTGTTCGCCAGCTTCGGACTGCACAAGACCGTTATCCAGTTGGAAACCGTTCGCCTGGCTGCCGAGCACGCCGGCGGCCGCGGCCTGATCACCATCCCGCTGGGCGTACGTCAGGAGTTTCGCCGCGACGCGGTGGAGCGCCTGGGCTGGGCAGAGCCGCCACGCTTCATCCGTAGCATCGAGGAGGCGGACGCCACCGGCGTCTATCTCACCAACTACGAGACCGTGCGCGACGGGAAGCTTGATCCTCGCCACTTCGTGGCCACCAGCCTGGATGAAGCGGATTGCCTGCGCGGTTTCGGCGGGTCGAAGACCTTCCGCGAGTTCATGCGCCTGTTCGCCGGCGACGATCGCCAGGCAGGCGTGAAGTCCGAGGGTATCCGGTACCGGTTTGTGGCCACCGCGACCCCATCGCCCAACGACTACATCGAACTGCTTGCCTATGCCGCTTACCTGGGCGTGATGGACGTTGGCGCTGCCAAGACCCGGTTCTTCAAGCGCAACAGCGAGAAGGCCGACAGCCTGACCATCCACCCGCACAAGGAAGAAGAGTTCTGGCTGTGGGTCGCCAGCTGGGCGCTGTTCGTTCAGAAGCCCAGCGACCTGGGGTTCAGCGATGAAGGCTACAAGCTGCCTGAGCTCGACCTGCATTGGCACGAGCTGCCGAGCGACCACAGCCAGGCCGGCGCCGAGAAGGATGGCCAGGGCCGCCTGTTCGCCAACGCGGCGATCGGCGTACAGGACGCGGCCAGGGTCAAACGCGACAGCCTGCCCGGGCGAATCGAGCGCCTGCAGCAGATTCGCGCAGAGAACCCCGATGCCCACCGCATCATCTGGCACGACCTCGAAGCCGAGCGCCACGCGATCGAGGCCGCTATCCCGGGCGTGGTCAGCGTGTTCGGTACCCAGCTACTGGACGATCGCGAGCAGCTGATCATCGAGTTCAGCGACGGCAAGTTCCCCGAGCTGGCGGCCAAGCCCGTGATCGCCGGCGCAGGGTGCAACTTCCAGCGCCATTGCCACCAGGCCGTGTTCTTGGGGATCGGCTTCAAATTTCGCGACTTCATCCAGGCCGTCCACCGCATCCAGCGCTTCGGCCAAACCAAGCGCGTCCGCATCGACCTGATTTACACCGAAGCAGAGCGCGACATCCGCCGCCAGCTCGAGCGCAAGTGGAATCAGCACAATCTGCAGGCTGAGAAAATGACCCAGATTATCCGCGACTTCGGCCTGGCCCATGCCGCCATGGCCAGCCAGCTTGCGCGCTCGCTCGGCGTGCAGCGCGTTGAGGCCTCCGGCGAGCGCTACACCATCGTGAACAATGACTGCGTGCTGGAAACCCAGCAGATGGCGGCCGACAGCGTGCACCTGATCTGCACCAGCATCCCCTTCGGCAACCAGTACGAGTACTCGCCTAGCTATAACGACTTCGGCCACACCGATGACGCCGAGCACTTCTGGAAGCAGATGGACTTCCTGATCCCCGAGCTGCTGCGCGTGCTGCAGCCCGGCCGCGTCGCCGCCATCCACGTGAAAGACCGCATCACCCCCAGCGGCATCTCCGGAATGGGCTTCCAGGTGGTCGACCCATTCAGCGATCAGTGCGTAGCGGCGTTCCGCAAGCATGGCTTCGGCTTCCTGGCCCGCAAGACCATCACCACCGACGTGGTGCGCGAGAACAACCAGACCTACCGTCTGGGCTGGACTGAGCAGTGCAAGGACGGTTCCCGCCAGGGCGCCGGCATGCCCGAGTACCTGCTGATCTTCCGCAAGCCGCCGACCGACCGCAGCAACGGCTACGCCGACCTGCCGGTGGTCAAGGACAAGGAAACCTACACCCGCCCACGCTGGCAGTTCGACGCGCACGGTTTCATGAAGTCCAGCGGTAACCGCCCACTGATGCCCGAGGATCTGGATGGCCTCGACCAGGCCGCCATCTTCCAGATGTACAAGCGCCACAGCCTCGACAACGTCTACGACTTCCGCCACGACGTGAAGATCGCCGAGCAGGTCGACAAGTCGGGCTGGCTGCCCAGCACCTTCATGCTGTTGCAGCCGCAGAGCTGGCACCCGGACGTGTGGACTGACATCACCCGCATGCTAACGATGAACACCCTGCAAGCCGCCAAGGGTCGGGAGCAGCATATCTGCCCCCTGCAGTTCGACATCATCGATCGCTGCATCGAGCAATACACCATGCCTGCTGAGGTGGTCTACGACCCGTTCGGCGGGATCATGAGCACACCCTACCGCGCCATCCTCTCTGGCCGCTACGGCCGTGCCTGTGAGCTATCACCCGCCTACTTCCTCGACGGTGCCGCCTACTGCGCGGGCGCCGAACGGAAAATGTCTATGCCCGACCTCTTCGCCCTGCTCGATGCTGAGCAGCAGGATGGTGCGGCATGACAGGCATCGTGCTGCCGGACTCGCGCATTGTGGTGCAGTTCAGCTGCGGCGCCGCCTCCGCAGTGGCAGGCAAGCTAGCCTTGGCGCAATACGGCGCTACCCACGACGTTCAGTTCATCAACGCTTTCCTGGCAAATGAGCACGTGGACAATCGCCGCTTCCTGGCCGACTGCCAGATCTGGCTCGGCCGCGATATCACTGTGTTAGCTGACGAAAAATACGGCGCAGACATCATCCAGGTCTTTCGCCGTGAGCGTTACATGAAAGGCCCGCACGGAGCGCCCTGCACCAAGCTACTGAAACGTCGCCAGCTGGATGCTTGGAAACAGCCAGGCGATGTGATGGTGCTCGGCTACACCGCCGAAGAAGCCGATCGCCTCGACGACTTTCGTGACCGAAACCCCGATCGCCCAGTCATCGCACCGCTGATAGACCTCGGCCTGGGCAAAGAAGACTGCAAAGCGATGGTCATCCGGGCAGGTATCGCCCTGCCAATCACCTACCAAATGGGCTACGAGAACGCGAACTGCATCGGCTGCGTGAAGGGTGGCGAAGGCTACTGGCGTGCCATCCGCGCTGACTTTCCCGAGCAATTCGAAGCGCTGTGCCAGGTGCAAGACGATCTTGGCCAGGGCTCTTGGTTCCTGCGTTATCGCTCAGGCCCTCGCAAGGGCGAGCGCTTCCCGCTTCGCGATCTTCCCGATGGCCCCATTCGCCGCAACGAAGCCATTCCAGCCTGCAGCTTTTTCTGCGAGATGGCCGAGGCAGACATTCAGCAGGATCAAGCAATATGACCTGGTACGCCCGAAGCTGGGAGCACATGACCGCAGTGCACCAGCAGGCTGAGGCCGAGGGCAAGTTCGCCCACGGCATCGCCAAAGCGATCGATGACTCGTACCCCTTCAGCGAGCGTTCTGGCTGGGCCTACAAGGCCTGGCTCGACGCCCGGCGCGAGTACTTCCGCAAGCACGACCTGCCGCTGCCCAGGGCGAAAGCCCGGGGCCGGATCTGCTGACGGAGCCGCAGCCATGATCACGACCCGCAGCCAGTCAAGCCCTGTTCCGTTCTCCGGACATCAGCAGCTTCATGCAGTGGAGCGCGGTCAGGTTGCTGCCAGTTTCCTTGCGCCAGGCTTCGTGCGTTGCCTGGTACAGCCTGTCGGCTTCCGCAAGCAGGCGCCGGTACCGCTCGATTTCCAGCACCAGGCGGCGCATGTCCGGCTGCTCCGACCACACCAGGCGGAGCTCGTCTTTCGTCACAGCTTGAAATTGAGGAAGTCCATAGTTCATGGCGGAATACTGTATATAAAAACAGTATTCTTGCATGACCTGCGCCGCCCGTGCTCACGCTCCGATGACCGGCTGCTGACTCCAGCCCTGGCCATCAACTGCCCCACCTACTGCCGCCACACCGGCCGGCGCATCGGCGTGTGCGCATGCCGATACTGCCTGCCAGCACCTCAGGAGACTCGCGATGAAAGCTCACACCCTCGATCTGACGATTCTCGAACTGACCCGCTGCCTGCGCGCCGCCCGGGCGTTGCGGTCAGCCCGCAAGAAGTCGGCCGGCAAACGAACGCCGGTGGAAGCCGGCGCGCTGCAGCGTTGCTCTATGGATTTGACGCGGAAGCTGGCAGATCTGCGGCAGAACCGCTGACCGGTAGCGGCTCAGGCTGCAAGCACGATCAGCAGGTTGGTTGGCGTCAGCCGCGGGACCATCTCACGCACGTCACCCGGGGTGTCCGGCCTGAAGAACACCAGGTAGCCGCTGCCGTCCTCATAGGATTTGGCATGTGTTACCCAGTCCCTGATCAAACTGAGATCGAGACCTGTATCGCGGGCGATTTTCTGAGGAGTAATGGGTTCGTTGATGACGGCGAATGCGGATGCGCTGATCGGCATGTCGAGCTCCTTCTCGTTGTTGATCCTCCTCGGAGTGTAGGCCGCCTTTCCTATGCCGCCACAACAACTTTTTCCAAATTGCTACAGGCCCACCAGCCCAACTTGCCAGACGCGCCAGCAGGCCTGCAGCCCTTCCAGTATCCCACACCAACTATTGCCGCCAGCGCGGCGAGGTGACCTATGACCAGTACTCACGCAGCCCCCCAGCTTTTCGCCGTCCACGCCCAGGGCCCCGACGAGATTTACCCAGCATATGATCGAGCCGACGCGGAGCGCCACGCCGCAGAGCTGAACGCCCTGCGCACGCCGCCCGGCATATCAGTCTCGGCCGTTGTCATCCCCTCGCCATTCACTGAGCTGGAGCATTGGAAGTACTTCGCCGAGCAGGAGCACGAACACAAGCTGCACCTGCTTGCCGGCGTCACCCCAACTGATGCCAACCTCAGCGCTATGCGCCGGGAGGGACTGAGCATCGACGGCGACAACGCCTACAAGCGCGATCTGATCGACACCATTGTCGGCGCCCTGGCGTTCGGCAAGCAGGGCGTGAACCCGCCTCCGACTGGCCACCGGGGAAAACAGTTCTGGGATATAGGCCGCGCCGAGGGCGAAGAGAAAGAGCGCCTGATCAACCAGCGCGACGCCATCCTGCTGCAGGCCCGCGTATGGTCCGGCGAGGCGAAAACCCAGCAGGCGATCACCCGCGAAGTCGGCGAGATCCTGGGCGGCATCCCGAGCTGGGGGCCGATCGCCGCCGGCGTCGAAGCGCTGCGCCAGCAACTGGACGATGCGGTAAACGCTCTGAACGAGATATGCAGGGTCTCAAGGATGGGTGAAGCGCCGTTCGAAATCGCAACTCTCGCTATTGGCGAGATGTGTGCCAGCGCTGTGCCTGCCGATCACTGCGACCACGAATGGACGGACGATGGCCTGCATCTTCTGGTCTGCACCGTCTGCGGCGCTCAGGAAGATCAAGACCCGCATTGGCGCGACATGGCAACAGCGCCGCGCGACGGCACGATGGTGCGCCTGCTAGTCGAGTTCACTGAGCATGCAACCGAGGACGCCGACCAAGCCCCAACCATCGGCGCCAATAACTTCGAAAACGACGGCGAAGATCGCTGGCTGTTCGCCGGCTGGTGCTGGTCGCACGACCATTTCACGCAAGGCGAAGGCGAGCCCATCGGATGGCTGCCGATGCTGAACGACCCGGTATGCACGCCTGCCCAGGGCGGCGATGGAGAGGCGGTATGACCGCGCAGATTGAGGCCGACTACGCCGCCGCAATGGCCGAGCACTATGCCGATCTGCAGAGAAACCGTCGCGAGGTAATGGCCCAGGTCGCTGAACTGGTCAGCCCGCGGAAGCTGGCCAGCATCGAGAAGTTCATCGACTACGCCGACGACAACTTCGTGTGCGATTTCGAACTGACGGATACGCACGGCGGCGGACGACAGGATGAGCCCGGCACTGCCTTCCGATACATCTACATCGACCAGCATAGCGGTGGCTGCCCTGCTGGTGATGACCACTACGGGTGGATCTGGATTCCCCTGCCGAAAGGCAAGTACCTCAAATTTCAATACGCCTGAGGCCCACACCCATGACTAAAAACAACTATCAAGAGCGCACGCAGTTCGACCTCGCTTATTCGAACGCGGTAGAGAATGGCTGGGAGAGCACCAAGGAGCTGGCTCGGTATATGTGGGATCAGGCCCACGCCAAGCAGCCTGCCAGCGTGGTGGCCCCGGATGCAACTGGGCGCACTCCGCAGGATTACGCTATCGAGCATGCCGAGTACATGGCGGTCGCCGCAGAGTCCGCAATCTCGGATTATCAGGCGTACTCGAAAGCCTGCATTGATTTCGAAGAGCGTGATGATGGTGATGCTTCTGAAGAAGCGTTTGAGGCGGTTAACAATGCTGAGAGCGATCTGACCGATGCGCTCATAAATCTCCAGTCCATGATTTACGAGTTCCGCAAGCGCCGTGACCGAGCCGCCGCACCGCACCCTGTAAGCGGTGAGCAGAAGCCTGCTGGATATCTAATTGAAGCATTCGAGCGGACCGGCACCGTAAGGCGAAAGCAATATTCCGACCGACCTTTTAACTCGGCAATCAATGACGCCCTTGATTGGAAAGGAAGCTTGGAAGTTCGCTCGATTCCGCTTTACGCCGCCCCGCCAGCAACGCAGGACGTGAGCGGGCTGGTTGAGGCACTGGAGAAAATCGTCAGGCACTACCCGCATCCAGACATACCCCATGTCGACTACCGGGTGCACGCATGCAGGCAGGCAGAGCACGCCCTGGCAGCCCACCGCGCCCAGCAGGGAGAGCAGCCATGAAAGCTTTGAGCATTCGCCAGCCCTGGGCCTGGCTGATCATCCACGGCGGGAAAGACCTCGAAAACCGCACCTGGAATACGAAATTCCGGGGCCGCTTCCTGGTACACGCGGCCCAGGGCATGACCCGCAAGGAATACGAGTTCGCCCGAGACTTCGCACTGCAGGCCAACGCTACACTGCTTCCACCACTCGAGGATCTGCAGCGCGGCGGAATCATCGGATCGGTCGAGCTGGTCGACTCGCTCGATCGCAGCGACTCGCCCTGGTACATGGGCGATAAGGGCTTTGTTCTGCGCGACCCAAAGCCCCTGCCTTTCATGCCGATGAGAGGCCGGCTGGGCTTCTTCGAAGGCCCCAGCCTGGTCAACGGCGAGACCATCTGCACCTACCAATGGGGAACCTGGGAGTGCCGCGGCGACGGCTATCTGTGGGATGCCGACCACGATGGCTACGATCCGTCCGAGTGCGACAACGCCTGTCCTTGCTGCAACACGCTGGTTTTCTTGCAGCGCGCCAAGGAAGAAGCCGAGACCACCAGCAGCTACTCCAATGGGTACTCGAGCGGTACCGGCGAAAGCATCTGGCTGGATCACGTCAAAGCGGCCCATCGAGAAAACCCGACTGCGACGGAGGCTGCGCTGGCGAAAATCGGGCCAGTTCACGCGCTCGTTGATGACAACAGCCATCCTGAAGGCTTCGTGGTACGCATCCACAATACTGAGCCGGCAGTTGTAATCCAGCAGCTTACAACTGGGGAGCGCCAGCAATGAAGCTGATCCCGCACTCCGGCTTCATGCGCCGCAAACTGGAGGCATGGCTGATTCGCCGTGCCGCCGGCATCCTGATTGGCCGCAACGTCGCCCGCTCTTCCGTCGTCTCTCGCCGAGACAACAAAGCCATGTGGGGAATGGCCGAGCGCCTGGACAGCATCGCTAGAAGGATCAGCAGCAACTACACCAAAGGCATGGAGGGCTACGACAAATGAAAGCTGTCACCCTTCCCCGCTGGCTTGAGCGCAGCGCCACACCGCGCTACGACAATCTGTACGTGGTGACCGTCTTCGCCCTTGTGCTGCGCATCCACGGCACCGCCGCGGCCGTGCGCAACGCGGCGCGCCACATGCGTGACAAAGTCCGGGTCGAGTACCGCCAGAGGATGGCCAACCTCGCCCAGACCCCGAGCGATGACCAGGTGCTGCGCACCGCGAACGCCATCGTGCAAGACGGCACCGATGCCATGGGCATCCTGCCTGGCCAACCCTTCGAGCAGCGCCTGCAGGACGCACCGCGCTGCCACTACAAGAACATGCACCTCGCTGGCGAGCCCGGCGCGCGGCATTGGAAGTGCCAGCACTGCGAGAACACCAAGCCGATCAACTGGAGGGCCGCGGGATGAGCGGGACTGTCGTCAGGCGGGAGTTTCCGGAAAGCAAGCCGTGGCCACCGATAGACCACCCCGCCACCTATGAAGAAGCCGAGGCCCTGGCCGGGCACCGGCTCGATCGCCGCAAGAACTTCGCGATCATCCGCGGCATCGTTCACGACTTAGCGGAGTGGACCGACACCTGCAGCGGCTGCTCGTGTGACTGCGGGTGCATGGGATCGCACGGCAATGCCGGTTGCAGCGAGTGCGGGCACACCGGCAAGCGGCGCCAGGCCATGTGGATTCCCATCGACAGCATGATGGAAACCTACCTCGCCCAGGACGACGAGCCTTCCTGAGCCAGATCCGTGCAGCAGATTCGGACTTTTGTCCGAAGACAACCTGCCCGGAGAACCCCATTCTAGATAGGGGTTGCATATTCCAGAGTGCCGGTAGGCTGGTGTGTAACCCGGCAGAGAAAAAAATTGCAGATTCAGTGGGCGATTCGATCTCGGCCGTTATGGTTAATGCAACCACCAGACGTAAGGACAGAATTATAGGCACTCATCATCACGACCTGATCACCGCCGTCGACACAGCGCAGCTGGCGACCAATGGGCTCAATAAGATCGAAACGAAGGTCGCCGACCTGCTGGCCGGCGCCGACACGAATCACGTGTGCAGCGAGATCCTGTACATCATCACCGATACTCGTGAGGCTGTGAGCTTCGAGGCTCAGGAGTCGATCAACCGGCTGCGCGAGCAAAGATGAGGATTCAGGTGGTTGCGCGCGAAATATTTTTGTAGGCTCAGGCTGGCCTCACGGGCCGGCTGAGACAGTATGAATAGGCGCGAAAATCAAATGGTATGCCAGTTGGTATGCCGACTTTTTTAACCATCGAAAAGAACGAGTAAAATCAGCTGTTTAGGAAAGACGTTAGAATCCTGTCTCTCGACCAAATCCTTAAAAAACCGGCCCTCGCGGCCGGTTTTTTCGTATTGGCACCTTTGCATCCATCTCCCGCTTTAAGCAGCACCACTCCCCTGCCAATCGTTCGCCACCGCACCCGTGCCACCAAACATGAAAAAGCCCGCTCAGCGGGCTTTGAATGGCATTACCGGGTCGAACATTGCGACCCGGCTCCAGGCGTATCAGCCCTCGCCTCCACCACCGCAGGCAACCAGCTCGATCAGCCCCATCTGATACCACTTGTTCTGGCAACTCCAGCCATGCTCGAACGTCCAGGCACTGGCGGTGCCACTGAATGCGATACCGGCCAGCAATGCTGCCGCCAGCCCCAAGCGGCGTGAACCCATCTTCTTCATGTTTTTCAT